TGGAAAATCGATGACCTCGAAGAGAAAGTGGAACAATTGCAAGATGCCTTTAGCGAAATTTAATTTTAGACCAGGAATAAACAAAGAAACAACAGATTATACAGACGAAGGTGGCTGGACTGATGGTAATCTTGTTCGCTTTCAATCTGGTCTTCCTCAAAAGATAGGTGGTTGGGAAAAGTATTCTGATAATACTTTTTTAGGTAGTTGCCGAACATTATTTGAATGGTCTGATTTTGACGGCAACCAATATGTAGGTGCAGGAACTAACCGTAAATTTTATGTTTTAAACGATGGTATTTATCATGACATTACACCATTAAGAGCTACACAAACTGTAAGTGATCCAATGACAACAAATGGCACAACTTCCGTGCGGTTTACTGTCGCATCTCATGGTTGTGCAACTGGTGATTTTGTAACAATATCAGGACTTTCAGCACCTGTTAATGGTATTCCAATAACAGAAATAAACGCAAATCATACAGTAGCTGTTGTAGATGCTAATAATTTTGATATAACAGTAGATACGACTGCTTCTGGTTCAACTTCTAGTACTGGAGGCTCTCTAACATTTAAATTTGAAATTCCGGTAGGAGAAGACCAACAATCATTATTAGGTGGTTGGGGAGCCAGTACATGGAACGCTGGTTCATGGGGATATGGTACTCCTTTAGCTGGATTTAGATTATGGAATCAGGATAACTACGGTGAAGACCTTATTATTAATTATCGGGGTGGGGCTATTTACCAATGGGATGAGTCTGGAGGGACGACTTCCCGTGCCACCGACATTACGGCTGATGCAAGTGCCAACCTCGCACCAACTAAAGCCAATCAAGTTATTGTATCTGAAAGAGATGGACATGTTATAGCACTTGGTGTTGATCCAATATCTGGATCGTCAAGAAGTGGAACAATAGACCCTATGATAATAGCAATATCTAACCAAGATAGTGCTGTTGATTGGGAAATAAGAACAGACGGTACTTCAACTGCCGATCAAATAGAATTAAACTTAGGCTCAGAAATTATTGGTGGTCTACAGACAAGACAAGAAATATTAGTATGGACCGACATCGCATTGTTTTCATTGCGATTCGTAGGCGGACCCCTTCCCTTTACCACTTCTCTCCTCGCTAGGGGTCCGTCGATTTTAGGACCTAATGCTGCTGTCAGTGGTGCTGACGCAACATTTTGGATGGATAAATCTAACTTTTATGTATATACAGGTTCTATTCAAGCATTACCTTGCACTGTTAAAGAATATGTATTTGGCGATCTTAACTACGATGAACGATATAAAATATTTGGTTTTTCAAATCAGACATTTGACGAAGTAGGTTGGTTCTATCCTTCTGCTGGTTCTAATGAAGTAGATAGATATGTAACATATAATTATGTTCAACAAACATGGTCTATAGGTAAATTAGAAAGAACAGCTTGGATTGATTACGGTATCTATCAAAAACCAAGAGCTGCAAAAGGTTCATCAACTGGATATGTGTATGCTCATGAAACTGGTTATGATGATGATGGTTCTCCAATGGATGGTGTGTTTGTACAATCTGGAGATATGGACTTACAAGATGGTGAGCAATTTGCTTTTGTTAGTAGAGTTATACCAGACTTTAAATTTATTGGAGAAGATGGAGCAGGTGCACAAACTGTTGATTTACTTGTACGAATGCGTGATGCACCAGGTGGAAGTTTTGTTACTGACGCAAATGTTGCAGTCGATTCAGAAACACAAGTTAAGAATATTAGAGGGCGTGGCAGACAATTTGCTTTAAAAGTATCAAGTTACAATGATAGCTCACAAAACACAGCAAACAGATTGGGTGTAGGATGGCGATTAGGCTCTACACGATTAGATGTTAAACCAGATGGGAGACAATAATGCCAAGATATGACATAAGACAGGCTTTTTCTTCTCTTCCTCGTTTTAATAAAGATGATGTGGATGCTGATACTTTAAATAGGTTGGTTCGTACAATTGAACAAAACCTTTTTCAATTAGACTTAAATGTAGTACCTTCCTACACAACAACGGAAAGAAATAGTAGAAAATTTAGCCCAGGTGGGTTAATATTCAATACAACGATCGAAGTACATCAAGCGTACGATGGCAATGCTTGGCGAAATTTATATGAACAGGTGTTTTACCCAACAGGAGTAAGTGCCACAAGTTCATTAGGAACAATAACAGTGGTGACAACATAATGAATTTTTTAGAACAAGTATTTACTTCAGCATTAAATCCAATAACATCAGGCATTCAAAACCTAGCTAATCCTTCTAATTTAGGCAATCTTGGTAACATGTATGTTCAAAGTAAAATTATGAGTGGATTAGGTATGGACCAACAAGCAGCTATGCAAGAAAATATGATGCGTAATTTTATGGCTGATCAATTCTTAGGCGGTGGTATTGGTTCTTTACAAGGAGGAAGCCCAATAGACGCAAGGACAGGTAGAACATTTCAAGCATTAGCGTCAAACCCAAACAAAGAAGCAATTAAAACATCATACGGTTATGGCGGTGTTGATGATGTTGAGTTAATGAGAAAGTATAAAAAACTTTATGATGAAGATGGAAGACTTAAAAGAAAAAAAGGATTTTTTTCAGGTAAAGATAAAGGTCCAAAAAAATTAAAACCAGAAGACATAAACCTTATGATGCTTATAGAAGCATTAAGAATGCCTGAAGATGTAGTAACACAAGGCAAAAGCGAATACCAAAGAAGAGAAGATCAGGCAAGATCAGATGTTCAAAAACAATTTGGCGGTCGTTTTCAAACATATGATACAGGTGCCATGTATCCTCAATATGCTCCACAAAGAGGTTACGCTCAAGGAGGTATAGCTGATTTAAGAGGCGGAGGAGAAGCTAGTGGACCTGGTACAGGAACAAGTGATTCTATACCTGCGAGATTATCAGACGGTGAGTTTGTTATGACAGCTAAAGCTGTAAAAGGAGCAGGTAATGGAGATAGAGCTGAAGGCGTAAGAAAGATGTACGCCTTAATGAATGAATTACAAGGAATGGGATAATGACTACACCACCATCAGCTACTACAGGTCAAACACAAGGTCAAGTTGTTCAACAATTAGATGATCCGTATCTTAGGGCTTTAAGAGAATACATATTTAATACTGCTATGGGTTTTGCAGGACAACCACTTCCTATAGAATCTTTAGTAACTCAAATAGCACCGTTTAATCCATTAGAACAAGGTGCAATTGATATTGCAGCAGGCGGAGTTGGTTCTTACTTTCCGTATCTCAGAAGAGGTGCACAAATGTTTGAAAGTGCAGCTGATTATTATCCAGAATCAGCAGCATTAATTAGAGAATCTGTTCCTTATTACAATGAAGCAGTAGGCGGTTATAGAGATGCTGCTAATTTAGCAAGAAGTGGATTACAACCAACCGAAAGGGGAATTTACGAAGCAATTAATATGCTTAACGCTGGACTTGGTTCTTTTGATCAAAGAGCAGCCAACTATTATATGAATCCATATATGAATGCAGTTGTTCAAGATCAGTTAGATGAAGTTGATAGATACTATGATCAACAAATAACTGATTTAGGAACACAATTAGCTGGTTCTGGTTTAAGAGGTTCTGCAAGAGGTGGTTTATTAGAATTAGAACTTGCCAAAGAAAAAGAAAAAAGAAGAAGTCAATTGTTAAATAGTGGTTTAGCTTCTGCTTATAACCAAGCACAACAACAATTTAATTTAGAACAAGGAGCTCTTCGAGGTGCTGCACCAACTATGGCTAGTTTAGGTCAAGGCTTTGGGGCTGCTAGAAGTGGTCTTGCTGGATTGTTAAATGATTTATCATCTAATGTTGGAAATGTTGGCGGTAACTATTTAAGAACAGGAACAGCTTTAATGGGAGTGCCAGGCGGTATTCAAAGTCTTGGTGGTGCAATGACAAATCTTGGTGGCATAGAGCAAGCGTTTAGAGGAAATGATATTGGAAATTTAATGAGTGCAGGAAGAACAGCTAGAGGTTATGAACAAGCTGTATTAGATACTCAAAGACAAAATGCTTATGCACTTGCTATGGAACCATACAACAGATTAAGTTATTTGTCTGAGTTTGCTAGCCCAAATTATATGGGTTCTGGTCAATCAATGAGATTGTCACAAACTCAACAAGCTATGCCAAGTCCTTTTCAAGCAGCTTTAACTAATATTCCTCCAGGAGCTAATATTGGAGGAGGAGGTTTTAATTTTAATCCATTAAGTTGGTTTGGAGGCTAATAAATGGACAATTCTTTTATAGTAAAACCTAAAAATTATTTAAAAAGAGCTATGTTTTTATCACCTGCAACAGTTGGAGCTAGTGGTTTAATGGCTTTAAATCAACAACTTCAAAGCGATGAAGTACAAAAAAATATAGCTAAAGGAACAGAAAGAGCTCGTGGTACAAAAAACCCTTTAGTTTATAATTTAATTGATGATCCTATATTACAACCTAATAACATTCAAAAAGATTTAAATGCATTAACATCAGATTTAAAAAATGTAAAATCTCAACAACCAAAAAAAGAAGAATTAGTTAATGAAAAAGAAACTAATGCTGTAGAGGATATAGATGATTTTAAATCATGGATAAAACAAAATACTAAATTTGATGATGAAACAGGTGAATTGTTTTATGAAACAATTCAAGGAGAAAAAGTTCCTTTAGAAGATTCTCCTGAAACTAATGTATTATTATATGAAATTTTTAAACAAGAGACTGGGCGTGGTGGAGAAGCATTAGAAGCTATTCAAAATTTAGATATTGAACAATTTCAACAAGCTCCAGCGAATGCAAAATTTTCTGATAAAAATCCTTTTGATGATAAGTTTTCTAAAGATTTACAATCAATAAGAAAAGATATGGGTGTACCAAAAAATGAAAAAGACATAAGAGAGCAAATGCAAAATTTAGAACTGCAAGCTGCTCGTGGAATGGCTACACCAAGAGACGGTAGTTTCTTAACAGATGAATCAAGAAGAAACGCTGCTGTAATGGCAACAAGAGCAGAACAATTACGATCGCAATTGCCAGAATCAGATAAGCGAGATTTTTATTCCTACAGAAGAAAAGATAAATCAATGTTTGGTTTTGGTGATAAAGGTCAAAATGAATTTGTATTAACCCCAACTGGATTAACTCAAAGAGAAGTTTATGAGCTAACAAAAAACGGTGATTATGAAATAGGCCCAGCTGAACTTGCAAAAGAAATAAGAGGCGATGATATAGATAGGGAAGAAGAGTTTATGAGAAAAGCTATTCTTGCCGGTCGAGTACCAATGCCTGGTACACAACAACAGGTAGCTGAATCTAAACCAGCACAAGAAAAAGTTTTAATAGAAACAGAAGAACAAGTTCCTAATAACTTTAGGCATAAGGCTTTTGTTCCTGTAGAAATTAGTGGTCTTTATTCAAGAGGAAGTAAGGATAATTTAAAATTTAGAGTTAGAATGTTAGAAGATAAAAACACAGGAGAAGTTAAATATGTTCCTGATGTTAATTTAGCTCCTATTATAACAGAAATATACCAAGCTGAGAATTATGCTCAAGAATCTAAAGATGAAATTGGCATGATAAAAGATTTAGTTAGTGCAGATAACATTGGTTTAGCTCAACGAGTAAATGATTTATCAAGATCAATTGCGGCTATTGCCGGTATTGAAAGAATAGCTTATGACGAAAATGGAAATCAAGTAATGCCTACACCTGAAATTATTGCAAGATGGGCAAAAAGATTTACGGCTCAAAATATTACAACTATTCTTGGAGAATCTAACAGAACAATATCAGACGCTGACAGAAAAAGAGCTGATGACATTGTAAATGTTTTAGGAACATTTACAGATGTAGCTGGAGCAAAATTAGCGTTAGAACAGTTAATAAATATTTTTGAAACTCCTTCTAGAAACGCTAATTCTGCATTACAAAGTTTATATGCTCAAGGAGAATCATCAGGATATCTTAATGATATAAAAGACATAGAGCGTTCTGTTTTAAATCAATTGCAAAAAGGCGGAGGAGCATTTTCAATTCCAAAAGCAAGTGCTTTACAATTTGAAGAAACAGATGAAACTGAAAACATATATGAAAGTATTGATTTAACACAAGGGTAATATGGTAGTAAAATTTTATAAATCATTTGATGGTAAAACTTTTCAAGTTAAGCAAGCTGGTGAACAACTAACACCGGCTGAAGAAAGTGCTTTAAGAAATAAAATTGGTGGTGATTTTATGGAATCGACCAAGCGTGCTAAAACTTTAAAAAGAAGCAGATCAACCTTTAAGTGTCTTTACAAGAACAGGTCGTTTTAGAGGAGCTGATTACAAAACAGGAGTGGGTAATACAGCAACTCTTACAGAAGACCCAATGGGTTACATACAGGGAAAAAGATTAAGAACATA